CCGTGTCAACGTCGATCCCGCTGATGTGGGACCATGTTTCCCCGGCCGGTATCCTCATGCGGAACCGATGGAACCTCGCCCGGGTAATCTGTCGAACCCGCCCTGTGTTGTACGAGGGCTCCCGCTCGTTCGCCCAGACTGTCGGTTCCGTCTGGTTGCGCCGCATTCTTGTCCCGGCCTGCACAAACACGTTGCTGGTATCGACCACGGGATAGGAGCTTGTCGTCCGGATGACCTGTCCGGCCGTGTCGCCAATTTCGGGCGTGGTGACCACCGCTTCCATGCTCTCGCCAGAGAAGAAGCCGAGCCGGAAATCGTTGCTGAAACCGGCGAGCAGCGGCGCCCCGCCCTGCCACGCTTTGCTGTCAAGCGAAAAAGGCAAGGCATCGAGGCTCGAACTGATCGAATCCAGAGACTCCAGCGTGTAACCCGTCGTCGCCATCGGGTGGATCGAAAGCACGTTAACATCGATCGGCGCCCATTTCTGGATCTGCCAATCGTAAACCAGCATCTCGTCGTAGACCCCAGTTCCCGAGTAGTCCAAGGCCCAGTAGACGCGGGAGAAGAACGGATCGACCGCCCCATAGATGCGAGAGATCGAGGTGGTGTTGAGCCGACTGAACACGGTCCTGTCCACTTTCTCAAACCCGATAGGCGCTATCGAGCCGTCCGGAGAAATCTGGAAGAACCCGCCCTCGTCGGCATAGAAGGAGAAGGCGCCGCGGGTAGCGACGGAATACTGCGACTTTGCCCCGCGCTTGTCGTGGATCTTCTGGAAGGTGAAGACCTCGATCGAGCCTGGGACGAAGGTTGTGCGGTAAATGGCCCGTTGCATGAAGATGATCGGGTTGGTGGCCTGCGACGAACTCTGAACCGATCCGCCATCCGGGAAGTCCTGATAGTCGCTGTTATTGGACCCTGGCGTCCAGAACTCACAATCGTTGAGCCCCGACCACTGCACGCGGTTGGGGTTGCTCGTCAGGTCCATGAGGGCGACGAAATCCCCCCAAATGCGGACCATGCCGGCCCGGGGCGGGCTACCGCCGAGGTCGCGAAACTCGGTATCGACGCCGATCTCGAACACCTGCGGGTCATCGTTCTTGTTCACGGCAATGACGAACTTGCCATAGGCCTCGAACGACCATGGGGCTTCTTCCGTGGCCGAGTAGGTCAAGCCGTCCTGCGAAATGTCGGTCCATTCCAACGTCGTGTTGTCCAGGACGTGCAGCGTATCGCCAGTGCCGGCGAAGATGAACACGCCAGAGTCTGTGACAACGCATATCCCGCCAAGCGGACGGGCCGGAAGGGCCGAGGTCAACGACAGGAACGAGGGAGCCGGAATATAGGAGCCATCTGCAACCAGCACGTTCCGGATATCGTCCGTGAAGGCCGCGTTGAGCGCTGCGACATCGGGCCTGAATTCTGCGGCAGGGATCAGCATGTCAGAAGCACGTGATCTCTATGACGCCACGACTGTTGCGGCGCGAGGTTTCCTGCACAAGGGCGCCGTGCTGGTCGTTGTAGTCGTTCAGGGCTTCCGCGGCCAAAGCGGCATCCTTCAGGATATCCTTGTAGAGGATGTACTTCGCCCTCGCCTTGATCATGTCGAAGGCCTCCGTCGTCCATACGTTGCTGTCGGACTGGCTGGAGATCGTTGCCAGGCGATACGGGCCGAGCTGCAGGCGGATGGTGTAGGGCGTCATGTCCGGGATCGGGTAGACCCGCAGCTTCTGACCGAAATAGGCGTAGGCGTAGGGCTCACCGCGGGACGCGCTGTTATCTGACAGGCGCTCAAGTTCTTCCGGTGTTGCCCTGCGCATCTCATATCGCTGCCCGTCGATTCTCTCGACGTAGACTGCAACGATCCGGCCAAGATTCGGGATTTGCGGGGCGTCCGCGCCATCGTACCAGTCCCGGCCGCTCACGGTCGGAAAGGTCACGTCGCGGGTTTCATTGAAATAGTAGACGTTGCGCTCGCAGTAGCGGATCGCGGCATAGATCGCGGTCTGGATCTGCGCGTTATATTCAGCGGTCGTATCATCGATCTCATCTGCAACGCTGGTGACGAGATCGGAGAAAGTCGCCGCGCCGGGAGAGATGACCGATGGAATGCCGGTAATGGGGCCGGTGGTTTCGACTGTGATGCTCACTTGGAGTCCTCCGGCTTATGGTACTTCGACCACTCCTGCACATCCGCCTCGGTGTCGAAGCGCTGATAGACCCAGCCCTTGCTTGTGCGGATGCGGTAGGTCTTCACGCCTCGCGACGTGCCGGCCTCTACGGCTTCGCCAAAGCCAAGGGTTGAAAGCTTGTCCAGGACGGTCATTCATGCCTCCGACGAAGAGAGAGGGGCGAGTTTCCCCGCCCCGCCCATGGTCACTTGTCGTTGTTCGGGATGAACGCCACGATGATATCGGCGGAGCCGGTCGTCGCAGCGGTGCCGGACATGTTGACGGTCGCGGTAACGTAGGTGTCACCGTTTGCGCCGGTCTTGAAGCTCACTGCCTCGTCCAGGGGGACGAAGCCGGCCGTGCCGAGTGCAAGAGCGGTGCCGTAGAAGTCACCGTCCGCGGTCGTGCCGACGTCGAGCGTGTTGGTCGTGCCGGCGTTGAACACCGTATGGACCGACACACCCGACAGGGGCTTCAGGATGATGGCGTTAGGGGGCAGGATGCCCACCGTCACCGTCTTGCCGCCGTCAGCAAGCGTGATCGCTTTCCGGAGATAGCTGATCTGCTGGGGCGTGTTGTACCGGGCAAGACTGCCCTGCTGGTTGGTAGCCATGGTTCAGCCCTCCTTAGTGCGGTGCTGCGTAGGTCGAGACGACGATGGCGCCGAAGTCCTTGCCGTCGAAGACGGTTTTCTTCATGCCAATGATGGTCTGGACCGAGACGCCGAGTTCGCGCTGATAATCGAAGAGTTCCTCGACCATCTTGTACTTGTTCGGCGCGGTTTTCATGCCGAAGGCGGCGACGGCCGACTGCGCACCGAGCAGAACTGCGCGGCGAACGGTCGTGATCTGAGCCCCGGTGGACGAGTTGACGCCCGGAACGACGTGTTCCGCTTCCCGGAGGATGACGCCGTTGTATTCGCCAAGCGACCCGTCATAGATCGGGTTGTTGGCCTTCGAGCCGTTGTACACGGCCTTGGTGATGTCGAGCCACTGACCAGCGGAAGTGCTGGTGCGCAGGTCGGTCACCTGGGTCGGGTGCAGGTACATGACGTACTTGTTTTCGCCGTTGACACGCACGGGGCGAATCTTCGGGTTGGCAAGCTTTGCCTGCTCCACGGCGTAGTCGATCAGCTTGAGATCGAACACGTCGGTGGAGACGAGGGACTCGTCATTCGAACGAGCGCCGGCACGAATGATGCGGGTCGGAGCGGTCGGGGCGTTGAACCCGTAGTGAACCGGCCGCAGGGTGAAGGTGCGCCCTTCGAACGTGATCGTCGATGCCGTGAAGCCGCCCCACTGGAGGAAGGCCATGAGCGAGAGACGATCTGCATACCAGTCCGTGAGGCCGGCGCTGGCTTCTTCGCGAAGGCTGAACGGGACGCGCTGTGCGTCGATCGTCTGGCCGTTCTTGACGCGAACCGCATGGGCAAGCTCATTGATGCGGATTTTATCGGAGTAGGTCGAGAGGGCTTCTTCGTTACCCTCCAGGACCTCGGATTCCGAAACACCGTCACCGATGAGCTGGGTCCGGAGGCCGAAAGTGACCTCATCGCCCGCGCCCTTCTGGGTTTCGTCCTTGAGCTGGATGATGGAGTTGGAGGAGGCGCCGATGAGCGGTGCGATCGCGGTGGCCTTGCTGACTTCGACAGCCAGCTTCTTGGACCACAACTTGACCGCAAGCGCATCGTTCACCGCATACGTAGTGACAGCCATGACAGGCTCCTTTTGGTGATGATGATTGGGGTGGGGGTTGTTGCCGCGTAACGCTGCGTGCTGGCGAAGATGGAAAGGCGTCCATCGGCGTTGCTGGGTTGACGCACCAGCAGGGCGAAAGGGGCTACAAAGCCGCCCCTATGGCTTCATGCACCTCAAGCGCCGAGCATCTTGTCCAAGAGACGTGCGTTCTTGGGGTCTGCTGCCCAGCGTTCGAATTCTGCCGGCGGCATGGCCGCGATGGACTCCGGCGTCATGGCGTCACCGCCCGTTCGTCCGGTTACCTGGCCTACCGTCCTTGCCGCTTCCTGAGCACTGGCAATTCCCGCCAGCTTTTCCGGAAGATCCACATTTGCCGGATCGGGCGCCTTTGCCTGGAACCCGTAAGAGAGAGCAATCTGGTGAACGACTTCCGCAGGGTTCACTCCCTTCTGCTTGGCCGAAAGGACAATGGCGCGAAGCTCCTGGTTGATCTGCTCGTTCACGCCCTGGGGGGTGGAGAACCGATCATCGATCATCGCCATTGCCGAGAGCTGCTTGCCGCGGAAATCGGACAGCCACTTGATGGCGTCCCCGAAGTCCGGTTTCTGAGCCGCGTAGGACTGGGCCGACTGGCTCCATTCGTTCCAGATGGCCTGTTCCTGCTGCGCGACTTCCTGCTGCTGGCGGGTCTG